TACCCTTTGGAGGAGACGAGGAGTTTGCAAGACCTGGGACTCCCTCTGGAATGGCAGCAAAGCTATTCTGGCAGTTCAGGAGTTTTGGACTTTCAATGATGTTTAAGAATTATCCTAGAGTTTGGGAGATGGGGATGCCTGCGGCGATGCATCTCATTCCAATGGTTGGACTTGGGTACGCAGCAAAATCTGCAAAGGATCTCTTGAAGGGAAAAGAACCTGTGGACCCCTTTGTAGATCTAGAGGCATTCTCAAAAACGGTTATTGCATCTGTGCTGCAGTCAGGATTTGGAGGAATTGTTGGAGATCTTGTTTTTAACGACTACAGGAAATATGGACACTCATTTTGGGATGTTTCGCTTGGTCCTACTGCATCAACCATGCAGGATTTTGCCATGTTGTACAGTGCCTTTGTGCGAGGTGACGATTTTGCGGCAAGAACATGGAATGCACTGAAGCGTAATACTCCATATGGAAACTTCTGGTTAACCAGCACCCTGATGGATTACTTCATCAATTTCCAGATTCAAGAATTTCTAAACCCAGGATACCTCAGACGAATGGAACGCAGGGCGAGAAAGAAGAACAATCAGGAGTTCTTGTGGTCTCCTGCACAATTTGTAAACAGATAAGGATATACCATGACCGTTTCAGTCAACAGATCAAGAGTTCAGTACAGTGGTGATGGCAGCGTAGTTGCCTTTGCTGTGACCTTCTCTGCAATCACACAAGCAGAGATTGTCGTAACGGTTACAACCTCTGGTGTTGATAGTGTCAAAACTCTTGCAACTCATTATTCCTTGACTGCTGCACCCTTTTCAACAGGGACTGTGACGTTCCTGACCTCTCCTACGGATTATACTCCTGCATCTGGAACAACAATCACAATCTCAAGAAGTCTGGATCTTCTTCAACAAACTGATTACCAGGCAAACGATGCACTTGATGCGGAAACTCTGGAGGAGGGCTTCGACAAGGCGATGATGGCTGCACAGCAGTTGGATGACGGGAAGGACCGGACTCTGAAATATGCGGACACCTTGACTGATGACTTTGCAGGAGATGCAGATTTCACCACAATCTCCCAGAGTGTCTCTGACCGTGCCAGCAAATACCTGAGCTTTGACGCCACTGGGAAACTTGTTGTAGTCACAGAAATTACTGGAGCCACCATCACAGAGACCTCCTCTGCAGTTGGAGATGTACTGACGCATGATGGCAGCAAATGGGTAAATTCAAAGATCCTTGCACGGCTCTCTCAGATCAATGATAGCAATGGAAACGAGGCAATCAAGTTTGTCACAACAGGGTCTGCAGTCAATGAGATAACAGTCACAAATGCAGCAACAGGAAATGCTCCAACAATCTCTGCAACTGGAGAGGTGGACAAAGGCATTCACTTTGAAAACTCTGAAGCAGAAGAACTCCTGAAACTTGCGTCTGTTGCATCTGCAGTCAATGAGATTTCAGTTACAAACGCAGCAACCACCAATGCTCCTGAAATCTCTGCAACAGGAGGAGATACAGACATTGATGTGGATATTACTCCAAAGGGAACAGGAGAACTCAAGGTTGATGGAAAGATTAAATCCATCAATGGGCAATCCTTCACACAATCTGCCTTTCATGGCGCACTCATTCTAGGATTCTAAAATGGCAATTCCATCAGGTAGTGGGACTGAAGTCCTGAAAAATACATATAAACATGCATTAACCAACTCTGCAGTCATCATGGTGACTGGTGTTTCAAATCACACCTACACTGTCATCTCCGTGATCTTCACAGAGATGGGGAGTGCAGCACAGACAATCTCAATGTATGTGGATGCAGGTGCATCCGATGTCTCCTCATCATCTGGACAGGATATTTATTTATTGAATGCACAAGCACTTGCATCTGGAGAAACTTTTATCTGGAACGATAAGATCGTGCTTTCAGGAACAGATGCATTGAAGGTTGTCACAGGAGGATCTGCAAACGTGGATGTGGTTTGTTCATTTGTTGACCAAGATTGGAGTTGATATGTCTGGAATAATAGGAAAGCGGGAAGTCAGGGGATCTGGAGTTGTCAGCAGGCATCCTGCCCCAGTCCTCTCTGTGTCAGGATCAACAGGTGTTGTTGCAGATTCTGACCTGGAGAGTATTGACCATGACTCTCTTGTAAACTTTGTAGAAGGCGAACACTTTACTCAAGCAAATATAACTGCAACAGGAACCATTACTTCTGGAACTTGGGCTTCCGGAAGTGTGGCAGAAGGGTATGGAGGAACTGGTAAGACTGGCTATGCTGAAGGTGATATGTTATATTCTGATGAAACTGATTCCCTAGAAAGGCTTCCCAAAGGGAATGATAATTATGTTCTAACAATGAATGGCAATCATCCAAATTGGGAAGTAACGCAAGCACCCGAAGGAACTGCGGTACTGTCAACCGGAGAAAGTGGAACTGCGAAGTTTCTGAGAATTAATGGTGACAATTCCTCAAGTTGGCAGCCAGTTCCAGCACCTAGTCCGGCGGAAGGTGAAATTATTAAAGCTAAGTTTGTTAGTTTTGCCACTGGGTCTTTTACTACGACTTCGTCCACTTTTCAATTAGTTACTGAGGGAAGTTCACCAAACGGTGATGCTAAAATCACTTCAGGAACATTTACAAAGGACACGGCAAACCATGTTTTGGTTATTTGGGTAAGCAATGTGTATGTTTATGGTGGTGGTGAAGATTCGGGAAGTGAAATCCAACTAGCAACAAGTGGCGCTACTGACAATGATAACTTGATTGCCGGAGCATTGACAGGCCAATATATGCTCATCCACTCGGATGCTAATGCTCATCTAAGGACTTCTAGCACCATATGTTATTTGGATACTACTACTGCAACGTCTGTGGAGTATTTCATACAGATTAGGGCTTCTCACAGTGCGACAAATGCCCAATACCTTAGGGGTGAATCTTCTGTATTGTTACTTGAGATAAAATCATGATTAGACAATTTACAAGGTTTGATATTGTTCATTCATTGGTTGGAGGTGCATTATCTGGTGATTCAGATACGGGTCCGTTCAAATTCCTTGATGGTCAGACGCCACCAACTGACGCAGAAATTGATGCAGAAATGATCCGAGTTGAAGCAGCAGAACCCATGCGTATTTTGCGGAGACAACGCAATCTCAGACTCACAGAGACTGATTGGTGGGTCTTGCGTGGGAATCCAACGAATGACCAGCAGGTGTATAGACAACAGTTAAGAGATATGCCTGATTTTGTAACTCCTTCATTGGATGGGAATGGACAGTTGACAGGTGTAACATGGCCGGAGATTCCGGAGTGACCACATGGACCGAGAGCGCGACTACGAGGTACTGCTGATTGTTGTAATCGCAGTGTTGATGGGATTTTTCATTTTTTTTCATGAATATACTTTAGCTGCGGATAACGAGACACCAATTTTAGTTCCTCAGACTCAGATTTATCAGCGGCTTGTTCCAATAAATTGTGGGCCTCCTCCACTGCTTCAGGCTTTTCTGAAATCAGCAGGGAAAGTTTTGATTTATAGCGGAGTTGGATTGCAAGACAGCGATAATATTGTGATCTCAGTTTATGAAAATCCTCAGCATTTTTTCACAATCGTGCTGTGGGGTGGTCGGGAAGCATGCGTGACTGTAAATGGACAGCTTGGACAGATGCGGCAGCGGCCAGATTTCTGGATTAAAAGAGATGATTAAACCTGTAATCTCGAAGGACTCACAAGAACCACTAAGCGCAGATGAGCGGTTTCGGAGGAAATACCCGCTGGGGATTGAGGTGGAGTTTGAGAAAGAATATGGACGCTTTCCTTCAACAGAAGAAATGTGTTTAGAAATTAAACGGAAGAAAAAGAGATGATTAAACCTGAAATTTTGGTAGATGTTGTTAATCTTCCCCCTCTCCAAAAAAAGGGATTTCCTCTTGCAAATATAGTTTTTTATGAAGTCAAGCAAACTTGGAAACCAATGAGGAAAGCGATTCTTATTTTATTAGTCTTTCTTTTGCTTGCAGTATCCCCGGCAGGAGCAGACAAGTTGATGGAAAAAACTTTTGTTGAACGGCCACCTTCTGCATCATACTCTCAATATCCGGCACAGCCACCACCTAAAGATTCTGCTGAGCAGGTTCTTGATATTTTGTTATCACAAGGAGTCGCAGGAGTCGGGCTTATCGTTTTGGGCTGGTGGATTAAAACTACAACCGCACAGGCGAGGGCAGATCGGCTTCGGATCGAGGAGCGCGTGTTTGATTTGGTAGAAAAAACCAACGCACAACTTGCAGAACAACATTCTGAACTTACAAACATTGGTCGAGAGCTTGAACGAATTAGAGGATGAATGGAAGTTGAAACAATTGTACAACTAATTGAACGAATTGGAGTTCCAATTGTCGTCCTCGCTTTCTGTGGATGGTACATCAAATTCCTGCAAATTGGGTTTGCTGCGGATCAGCATTCAGCAAAACAAGAACGCACTGATATGCAGGAAAAATTCACAAAAGAACGTACTGAAATGAGGCAGCAGGACATTGAAAATGACAGGCAACTGGTGTCTATTGTAAAGGCAACTTCTGATGCGTTGGTGGAAATGAAGACTGCACTTGCGGAGCAGACTGCAACAATGAGGGAATTGCTTGGACGGCTGGATCGAAAAAGGTGAATTTAAGTCTTTTGGTTCAAGGTTTAATAATAGGATTTGTGCTTGCAATCACAGGACTTTTCAGTGCAATTTATCATATGGAAATGCAGACATTAAATCGTATTGCATTGATAGAAGCATCTGTTAGAAACATCGAGGAATCTGTCCGGAACTTACAGCTTCGCATGAGTCATTTAGAACAGGTTTTAATCAATTATAATCACGAATCAACAGAGAAGGAGTGATGCATAGTACAAAGAATTTCAGTTCAGCCGAGTTGCAATGCAAATGCGGATGTGGAGGTAATGAGATGAAACCTGACTTCCTTGATAAATTGCAGACAATCCGAGATGAGTTCAAGAAACCCATGCGAATCAACAGTGGTTTCCGCTGTTCAAAACATGATGCCAATGTCTCATCTTCAAAAATTGCAGGGAAAGGACCGCATACAACTGGTCACGCAGTGGATGTTGGAATCTCAGGATCAGATGCTCTTCTGCTTGTAGAATTGGCAGTTAAAAATGGAATGACTGGTATCGGAATCAAGCAGAAAGGCAAGGGAAGATTCTGTCATTTTGACGATTTAACTGATGAAGCAGGTCCACGGCCTTGGATATGGTCTTACTGAAAGGAATAAAATGATTGGAATGCTTGGCACAATCGGGTTGGCAGCAGCAAAGACGCTGGTTGTGAGCCTCCTGACTGAGAAGATGGTCCTGAAGTTGACACTGACCCTCCTAGAGTGGGCAGTAGACAGGACGAGCAACGAGGTTGATAACCACTTGGTTAAGATGATGCGAGAACAACTTCAGAAAACTGGAGTGATTTAAGGGGGAAGTGATATCAAACTGATATCAAAATCCCTGAAATCAGGGGTACTGATATCAGTGATATCAAGTTTTCGATTTTCCTCTTGATCCTCTAAACTACTGGAATCACTCCAAATGCTGGTGGGTCGGCGGGGTCTCGAACCCCGGACCACCTGATTAAAAGTCAGGCAGTCCAAACCGATAACACATTGATATTCTAATCTAATATTATTGGATTTCACCAACTGTTATCAAAACTGATATCATGCCAGCATCCTCTGATTCATTCCCTTGACGACATTTGAAGAATGCTCCTCTGTCAAATGTGAGTATCTCATCACCATACCAAGAGTCCGGTGTCCAAGAGAATCTGCAATGTCTCTGAGGGTTGCACCATCCATTGCCATGTAGGACGCAAAGGTATGTCTGAGATCATGGAACCTGAAATCCTTTAGATCTGCAGCACCCACTGCACTTTCAAAGGGTTTCCGGAAGGAGATGGGTTTGTGCTTGTCTCTCCTACCAGGGAACACAAGCTCTGTGTCAATCCTCCGGATCTTGTTCCTGAACTCTGTGAGTGCAGGTCCATCAAATGCAACTCTTCGGGTGTCTCCATTCTTTGTATCACGGAAAATCACTGATCCTTTTACCAAGTCCACATCTCCCCATTTCAATCCCCAGATTTCCATCTCCCTTCCTCCTGTGGAGAGTGCAAGCATCACCACCAGAAAGAGATCAGGGTTGGAACTCTTTCTGCACTCTGAAAGCAGGAAGTGACGTTCCTCATTTGTGAGGAACCGTGTTCTCCCCTTTGGTTCTTCCAGCTTTGGAATCCTCCTGACAGGGTTCGTTTCCAATACAAACCACTCCTCCACACAGACCGTGTAGACCTTGGAGAGGGCACTCAAGTATCGGTTGACAGAGGCGTTGCTGAGTCTCATCATCAGCTTCTCCTTCACCTGGACCAGATCATAGGGTTTCACATCACGGGCCTTGAGCGTGGGAAGTTCCTTGATCCAGAACTCCAATTGTCCACGCATGGTGACATCCGGATTCTTCCTTGAGATGAAATCCTTGATGAGTTTCTGGATGGAGTCTGCTCCTGCACCAGAGGGTTTCTTCTTGATCTCCCTCTCCAGGGTTTCCTCATAGATTCTGTTCAAGAACCGAGTCCTCTGTGAGGGTTCTCCTTTCGTTGAATACTTGTCGCGCTCCCTCACGGAGCAGAGACTGAGCTTCTTGTACTGCCCAGAGGGGAGGATCAGATCATAGAACCTACCGTAGACTTTCTCTCCTCGTGTGAAAAACAATGCGTCTTGTCTCATGCGGCTTCTCTCCCTCCCTTCATTGAAATGATTAAAAGGTTCTCAACTGTCTTGAATTTCTCCGTGAGAATCTTGTTCTCCTCAAGGAGATTCCTGTCCACATAGGGAGGATCTATCCCAAACAGCACCTGATCCACACTCTTCCCCTTCTTGATGCAGTAGCTGACGATCTCCTCCAGAGGGACGGTCCCTCTACTCTTGTATCCGGCATAGGACTGCTTCGATAGCCTCAAGCAGGCAGCAATCTCCTGATCCTCTCGGAACCCCTCCATGTACGCAATGCGCCCCATGATTTCACTAAACTCCATTTTCCCCTTGATTGACTGAAAATTTCAGCTTGACTAATTCATCTGTAACAGTGTATGATCTCATCTACCTTGTTCTGAGACGTACTCAGACAAGTTCATTTGTACCAAGACCATCAAGATGCACCAAGCCGACATCAGTCAAACTGTAATACAGTGTTAAACCAAACGCAAGGCAAATGAAGGTCATGACCACCGATTTGTATGACACCAAGTCTGCAGCAGACTTTCTGGGGTTGTCTGTGGACCAACTCCGCAGGAGAGTCCGTGCAGGACTCCTCTCTCCAACCTTTAGATCACGGAATACCTTCTTATGGGACAAGAAAGACCTTCTGACCGCGCACGAAAGCCTGACAGTTTCGTGAGACGCATCATGGAGGAGAAGGGATTGACCATCTCTGAGATGTCTTCGAGATCAAGATTGACGAGGAAGACTTTAACGTACTTCCTCAGCAGGCCATTTATGACCAAAGGGAACCGCGCCATGTGGTTCGCGTCATGGGCGAGGGCACTAGGTGAGGAGAAGGAACTGATTGAGGAGGAAATGGAGAAACTCTTCGCACACCGTTATTTCCCCTGTGAATTCTGCGAGGAGAGGACGTTCAGGTTAAATCACAGTCAGAGGTTCTGCTCTGACAAGTGCAGGAAAAAGTGGAGACAAGAGACTCCCAAGATCTATCGGGAAAGCAGTGTTCACTCCCAGGCATTTGTAACCTCCTACCCTGATAAGAAGGGGATCACATACACAGAGAAGCGTGTTTGCGAGAGTAGGGATTTCCAGAGTGAAATTGATGACTACCTCAAGGAGGGAGGAACTGTGAAGACCCTCAAATCTGGATTCGTGGAGCATCAAATCACAATTCCCTTGGAGGATTTGGACAAGAAGAAGATGGAGAAGCAAGAGGAGATCAGAGTTGAGGCATGTTGAACTGCAGGGCAATTAAGGAGATGAAATGAACCAATATGAAGAACTTAGAACCAAACTGATTCCAGAGGCAGAGGCACTTGCAGAAGCGAAGGTATCGAAGAAGAAGGATCTTGGAAAGTGGTCTGCACATTTCTCAGAGGCGATGGATCGACTCTCACATGAGAAGTTGGGAGTGACTGCAACTTGGTTGAGGAGGGAACTGAAGCTACAGGGGCGTTGTCCAAAGTGCGGAAGGGGTGGCGCATGTGGATGACAAGGGAGCATCTTAGTGAGTCAGACTTCAAGAGAGCATGGAGGGTTGACCCGTGGGAAATTACAGGACTTATGTGGCCTGCAGGACACAAATTCAACGACCACCAAAAGGAACAGCCAGCAGTTCATGGATGTGCTGCGCCACCAAAACCTGTTTGTACAAAAGAAACGTGCTTGCAGATGTCTGATCGGTTCCGTGCATCAATCGGTAAAGCAGTCTGGCACTGTGCGACCTGTTGTGTCACTCAGTTCCCCGGAGTTTATGATGATCATTTGGACGCATAATGGATCAACTCACTCAAATGGAACTCCTCTGGGAGATCAAGAAGGTGAATGCAAACTTGGAGAAGTTCTTTCAACTTGTTGGTCCAGGGTTTGAGAAACATGAATTAATCCAGTCAATCAAGAATCAGCGTGAGCAGAGACTGGCTGCCGCATCACGTTATAACCAAAAGGAGGAGGATGACAACACTAAGTAGTCAGGATGTGATTCACATTCTGAGAGAATCAAGGAACCGCAGAAACCGGAAGGCAGAGCGGAAAAGGGTGCTGAACAATCTGGTTCAGCGAATCAGGAAATTCTTAACTGAGATGCAAGATGGCTTTATCTCTAAATGATATTTCGACAGGTATCAAGAAAGACCAAGGGTTGAAGGTGGTTCTTCATGGTCCTGCTGGAATTGGCAAGAGTACCTATGGGAGTCAGTTTCCTGATCCCATCTTCTTTGACCTTGAGGGGAGTCTCACCAACATTGATGTTCCTCACTTTGATCTGAGAAGAGGAACCTTTGATGAGTGCATGGATGGACTCAGGCTTCTTCTCAAGGATCATTCATACAAGACACTTGTTCTTGACACAGTGGATTGGATGGAAACAAAAGTTCATGAACAGGTTTGCCAAAAGATGGGAGTTCCTAACATCTCTGATCCAGAGTATGGAAGGGGGTATTCACATGCGTTGACACTGTGGAAAGAATTCTTGGATGCATGTGAGATTATCAAGGAAAGAAAGGGAATGAATATTGTTCTCTTGGCGCATTCCAAACAGGGGCAGATTTCTGATCCAATGTATGGAACCTACAACCGACACACGTTGAAGTGCAGGGATAAGGTGTCCGAACTCATCGTGGAGTGGGCAGATATTGTCTTGTTTGCAGAAATGAAGGTGTTTCTTGATGAGAAGAAATCTGGATTCTCAAAAACTACTGTTGCACATGGAGGTCAGAGGGTTGTCCACACACAGGGGAAACCTGCGTTTGTTGCAAAATGCAGGTTTGCAATTCCAGAGGAACTGGAGATGGGGTATTCACACCTGATCTCTGCAATTCAAAACGAGAAGAACTCATGAAACTATTAACTCCAATTATTCCAAAAGCAGGATCAGATATCCTCAAGGCAGGACAATATGTTGCAACCATGTTTGATTGTGAGAAGAAGGATACAATCAATGGAGGGTTATATCAGGATGACTCTGGACAGATGGTGAAGAAGGGGTATCTTGAGTGCAAATTTGAGATTGATGCACCAGGAACTCAGTTCCACGGATGGAAAATCGTGGATCGACTTTCCCTCTGGCATCCCAATGAAACCACAAGAGAGATTGCAATGTCGAAGGTTGCAAGGATGGCATCTGCAATGGGATGGGCAGATCCAATCGAGGAGACAGACCAGCTTCTTGGAAAGAAAGTCGAGATTGTTGTCATACATGAAGAGAGTGATAACTTTGGAACACAAGCTCGCATATTTAAGTACCTCAAGCATGAATCCGGGGGGCATCCTCCTGTTGAGGAGCAGAAGAAGCAGACCTTGGAGGAGATTTCCAAGAAAGATGATGTCCCATTCTGATGACAACAATAGGAATTGACCCTGGGCTTGATGGTGCAATTGCAAAGGTTCAAGGGTCTGACATTGAGGTGTGGGATATGCCAACACTGGAGGTTAAGAAGAAGAGGTTTGTCAATGCACCAATGCTTGCAGACCTCCTCTCTTCCATTAAAACTCCAGAGTGTGAGGTTTTTCTTGAGAGGGTTTCTGCAAGACCTGGTCAGGGAGTCACCTCAATGTTCTCGTTTGGAACCTCGTGTGGAATCATTCAGGGGGTTGTTGCTGCACTTCACCTTCCCCTCACCTTTGTGACTCCACAGATGTGGAGGAGAAAGATGGGGGTTCCAAAGGGGAAGGATGGATCACGATTGAGAGTTCTTGAACTTAGACCTGAGCTTGCGTTCAGGTTCACACGAAAGAAGGATCATGGACGTGCAGATGCAGTTCTTCTTGCACTTCATGGATCACGATTATGACTCTGCCAGATGAATAAGCTGACCACTCCTCCGGGGGAACGCGCAACTCCCCCGTTTAAAGGTTGGCAAAAACCAATAAGGGTTTGCTCATAACCCCACGGTGTTTGGCAGAGTCACCTTCCGTTTCATGCCCTTTGGAAAACACAAGGGCACCTCCATTGAGAAAATCCCTCTTGATTACATTGAGTGGTTGCTGTCTCAGGGATCTGTTGATGGATGGCTCCGCAGGGAACTGGAGGAGTCTAGGGATCTGCATCTTAATCTCAGGTGGTCTGAGATCTCAGGAAACAATAGTGTCCAAAGGATCAGGAAAGTCTTTTTGGAGTGTTCCAAGAAGTGGCATCCAGACAAGGGTGGATCTGTGGATGCAATGCAGGCATTAAACGAGTTTAATGAGAAACTCCTCAAGGAGATGGCATGATGGAAATCCAGATACAAAATCTTCCTCCTGAGTTTCATGTTCTTGATTTCATCCTCTGGAAATACGAGACGAACTCAGAAGGAAAGCAGGAGAAGAAACCCATCTCTCCAAAAACTGGACAGTATTGTGATGTCACGGATGAGTTCCATCACAAGACTCTAAAATGGTGCGAGTATGTCCACATTCAAGGGAAGTATAAAACTGATGGAATTGGAGTGATCTTCACAGGAGAGGGGTATTTTGGAATTGATCTAGATCACTGTTTCGAGGAAGGAGGAGACAAGGAGAGAGCAGAAGATTTTCTTAATAATTTCAAAACCTATGCAGAATACTCTCCCTCAAAGACAGGGTTGCACATCTATGGCATTGGAAACCTTCCGGATGGTCCAAGACGAGGAACGAATATCGAGTTCTATGACTCGAAACGGTTCTTCACTGTTACAGGAGATCGAATAAATGGGACGCATATGATTGGAGAGCCTGATGTCCTCAAAAGGATGTACAGGAAATATATGCTTGGAGATGAGGAACCTAAGAGAAAACCTAGAGAGGAGAAACTCCAAGGAAAACCTGCAAAAAAGGAGGATCTGGTTTTTCACATCTCTGACTCGCATCAGGGGCCAAAATTTAAGCGTCTCATGAGTGGAGACATGAGTGATTACCTTAACCCTGTGACTGGAGAACCTGATCATTCACGAGCGGACTCTGGACTCTGCATGACGCTTGCGTTCTGGACCCAGAAAGATGCCCACAAGATTGATGAGATCTTTAGGACATCCCAACTCATGAGAGAGAAGTGGGATACAAAACACTTCGCGGATGGCAGCACTTATGGACAGAAGACCATTGAAAATGCGATTGCAAAATGCAATGAGATCTACACGGAATCCGTTCCACGAGTGATCAATGAGGAGGAACTGAAGGAAAGTCTTCCTGAAAAATATCCTGTCCTTCCTGTTGAAATCCCTGGGCTTGCAGGAATGCTCTCAAAGTTCATGGATAAAACTGCAATTCATCCCCAGCCGATTCTTCATGTTGGTGCATCCCTTGCGATGCTGGGTGCCCTCTTAGGGAGAAAAATCAAGAGTGAATCTGGACTCAGGACAAATCTCTATGTCCTCGCTCTTGCACCAACTGGTGCAGGAAAAGAACATGCACGTTCTGTGATTGATCGTGTTCTTACTGACTCTGGAGGTCTCCGCTATCTGGGAGGAGATGATATTGCATCTGATACCGGATTGCTTGCTGCACTTGCAGAACAACCATCCCTTCTCCTCATGCTGGATGAATTTGGATACATGGCACAGCAGTTTCTCTCTCCTCGTGCTGCAGGGTTCAAAGCGGCGATTGTGGAAGTCCTCCTCTCTGTTTATGGAAAAAGTGCAACTGCATATCATGGGAAAATGTATGCGAACAGAAAAGAACGTCCACAAGTGAGGATTGAACAGCCGTCCCTTTCTCTCTATTGTACCTCTACTCCTGAGTCCTTCTGGCCTGCAATCCGACAGAACAGTGTTCATGACGGGTTTCTCAACCGTTTTCTTGTCTTCAATTCTCCTGATCCGTTTCCTCCCTATGTTGAAAGGGAGGAGGTCACGGTTCCTGAGTTTATGATTGATCCTGTCCGCAAGCTGGCGTTGCTGGAAGAACCAATGACGAACCGTATGACTGGAAAGTATGCACTGAATCCTGTTCCAAATCCAATGGTCATTACTGATTCTCCTGATGCAAAGAAATGCTTCCTCTCCTACAGGGATCTCTACCTCAAACATGCAAAGTCAGATCCGATTGTTGCATCCCTCTGGAAACGTGCAGAAGAACATGCGATAAAAATCGCGCTCATCCTCACAGGGTCTGAGATGCAAAAGGAAATCTCTGGAGAACATGCAGAGGTTGGATGCAGGATTTCAAAATTCTGCATTGAGAACATGCTCGGTCAAATTGAGGATCACTTGGCAGAGAATCTCCATGAGGCGAACCTCAAGAAGGTTCTTCGGATTATCAGGAAGGCAGGAAGAAAGGGGATTGATGGAACCTCGCTGACAAGGAAAACGCAGTTTCTCATGTCAAAACAGAGGAATGAAGTTGTTGAGGTACTGACTGAAACTGGACAGATTTTTGTGAATCCTGTTAAATCCTCCAATGGGTCAATCCACAATACCTACTTTGTTGAACACCTCCAAAAATGACACTATCACTTCAAGAAATGACTTCATCACTTCAATTGAAGTGGTTTGAAAAGTACCTACTTTCAAGGTCGTTACCTATCAATCAATAGGTTTTGATAGGTAAATCTTGTATCACTTCAATTGAAGTCATGCGTGGGATTTTGAAGTGGTTTTGGGGCGCGAGGCGTTGGGAGAGAAGGGAGGAGAGAACCACTTCAACACTTCAATCTATCTCTATAGTTATCTAGAGATAAATCTCTCTCTTTTCCCCTATACCCATAACCTTGCACTTGAAGTCTTGAAGTGGTTTTTTTCACTCCTCCTCCAGCATCGAAACCTCCTCGTCCAACCCGAATTTCTGCTCTGCATACCTTGATCCTGAGATGTCCACCAATATCTGCAGAAGCATCGCCACACACGAAGGAATCGGGTTTGTTCCCAACTCCCAGCTTGCAACGGTGATGGTGCTTACTCCGAGCAACTCTCCCAATTCCCTGCTGCTCATTCCCCATAATCCCCTGATCCTCCTCATCTCCTCTGGATTCAAAAAGTGGTAGGGATGCTTCTTGGTCGATCTGTATCTCCTCTTCTTCCTCTCCTTGTCCTTACCTTCTGCAGGGTCATTACCGTCTGTGTGAACCTTGCCTTTCATTCTTGCCTTGACTCCTAAGTGAAAAAAATTTACCATACCAAAATCATCCCTTGTGGATGGTTTCGCAGCAGGGCAGTCACCCTACCACAATCAGGTGCTGCCCTGCGTCTCACATACCTATTGGT